TTATTATACAGCATCGAAGTTGCCGAAAGGTTAGGAACCGCCGTATGCCGAACGGCACGTACGGTGGTGTGAGAGGTCGGTAAACGTGAAAGTAGGAGATAAACACCTATGACTAACGTTTACCTCCTACTCGATTGTCCTTTTCCGGCTTCGTGCCCTCTGATACCTTTGCGACGGATTAAGTATTGTGTAGTTATGAGTCTGAAAATTGATAGGGTACAGCTTGAAATCATTATCCAGCAGGACGAAGCCCGCCAGAAAATGATTGAGCTTGAAGGACAAATGCGGAAAGCCAAAACCGAACTGAAGAACATTAAAAAGCAGTTTGGCGAGAACAGCGACGAATACAAGGCGCAGGAGAAAGTTGTTCAGGAGCTGCAAACCAAATACGACAAGTTGTTTGAAGGCATCGGTATCGGAAAACTGAGTCTGAAGGAACTCACCAACCGTCAACGCGAGCTGAATGCCATCCTTCGGAACCTCGACCCGAGCTTGCCGGAATGGAAGGAGTACAACGCCCAGTTGCAGGAGGTGAACGCACGCATCAAAGAGTTGAAGGGAACGGCAACTGAGACCCGTTTTTCCCTCTCCAAGATGGCAGACGGCTTCAATAAGTATGCCGCGATGGGTGCCGGTGTGATAGCCGCCATGACCGGCGTAGCCATGACCGCCCGCAAGTGCGTGGATGAGTATGCCGAGATGGAGGAAGCCGAAGCGCAGGTTATCAAATATACCGGCATGACTCGCGAGGAGGTTAAGGAACTGAACGAGGAGTTCAAGCGTATGGACACCCGTACCGCCCGTGAGAAGCTGAACGCGCTGGCGGGCGATGCCGGGCGTTTGGGCATTACGGGCAAAAAAGAGGTGCTGGAGTTTGTCGATGCCGCCGATAAAATCAATGTCGCGTTGGGTGAGGACTTGGGCGAGGATGCCGTGAAGAACATCGGCAAACTGGCGCAGATGTTCGGCGAGGACAAGAAGATGGGGCTTCGGGGCGCGATGCTGGCCACCGGTTCGGCCGTCAACGAGGTGGCGCAGAACTCCAGTGCCGCCGAAGCCTACTTGGTCGGATTCACCGCCCGTGTGGCAGGTGCGGCGAATCAGGCGAAAGTGGCGCAGGGCGACATCCTCGGTTATGCCTCCGTGCTCGACCAGAACATGCAGCAGCAGGAGATGGCGGCGACCGCCTTCCAAACGCTGATGATGAAGATGTACCAGGAGCCCGCCAAGTTTGCCGGAATGGCCGGGAAGAGTGTCGAAGAGTTTACCACCCTTATCAAGAACGATGCCAACGAAGCCATCCTTCAGTTCCTCGAGACACTCAACAAGAAGGGCGGGCTGGACCGGCTGGCACCCATGTTCAAAGAAATGGGGCTGGACGGCGTGCGCGCTTCGGGTGTCATCAGCACGATGGCGGGCAAAATCGACGATATCCGCGCCGCGCAGCAGTTGGCGAACGATGCCTACCGGGACGGTACCAGCATCATCAACGAATACAACGTACAGAACAATACCGTGCAGGCAGGGCTTGACAAGGCAAAGAAGCATTTCAAGGATGTGCGGGTAGAGTTGGGCGAGAAACTGCTTCCGGTGATGAAGTACATGGTGAGCACAGGAAGCCTGACGGTGAAGGGGCTGAGCGCAATCATATCCATTCTGTTTGAGTACAAGGGTGCCATTTCAGGCGCATTGGTGGTGATGGCAGGCTGGACGGCCGCCAAAAAAGCGGATGTGGCGTGGAGCAAGTTGCAGGTGTTCTGGACCGATAAGGCGGTTGTTTCTCTCAAGAACTTAAAAAAAGCGATGGCGACTAATATCTTTGGTATTATCCTTGTCGGGCTGGGGGCTTATGTCGGGAAAATGGTAGATGCCAAGAATAAGCAGGATGAGCTTAACAATTCGCTTTCCGGCATGAAGAAGGTGAACCGTGAAGTCGCAAGTTCCTTCGCTGAGCAAGAGGGCAAAATACGTGCTTTAACTTCTATCATCAATGATAACGGTGTGTCGTTGGATGAGCGGCGAGAGGCTTTGAAAAAACTTAAAGACATCATTCCTGGATATAATGCGCTGATTGATGACGAGGGCACATTGACCCATAACAATACAGAGGCGATAAAGGCATACTTGGTTCAATTGGAAAAAGAAATCAAGCTGAAAGCCGCCAAGCAAGAATTGGAAAATCTCTATACTCAAAAACGTACACTGGAGAACCAAGAGGGAGAACAGAGCGAACAATATTGGGACATTCGCCAGCAAAATACTTTATCTGGATATGACCGCAACGGATTTACAGCAAAAGTTTCTCGTTTTTTCGGTACGGAAAAAGAGGATAAGGCACTGAAAACATTAAATGACACACGTAAAGCCTTGCAGGATGTGGCGGGGCAGATTGAAGAAATCAACAAAGAAATAGCAAACACATCTGTTGAAGTCAAGAAGGTGGAAGATGCCGGGGAAGGAGATGGGAAGGATAAGGACGGTGGAGGCGGTAACGGCAATGGAGAGGATGAAAACGCCCTTGACAAAGAACTGAAAGCCCGTGAAACCGCATACAGAGAAGAGCTTAATCTTTTAAAAGAAAAACTCCTGAACGAGGGCATGACCGAAGAAGCGTATCGAGATGCACAGTACAAATCCGAAATGGACTACCTACTGAAGCGTAAAGCCCTGTTAGAGTCTTACGGCAAGGATGCTTCATCCGTACAGGGGCAAATTTATGACAAAATGATTGCCGAGGCCAACCGACTGACCGCTGAAAAGATGAAGACAGAGGCAGAAGCCAAGCAAGCAGCAGAGAAGAACAAGCAGTCCTCCTTCTCAGCTCTTGATGAATCTTACAAGGCTGACCAAATGAGCGTGAAGCAGGCTTATCTGGATGGAGACATCAGGACTGAAGAGGAGTACCGCAAGAAACTGCTGGAGGTGGAGCGTGATTACTTAGAACAGAAACGGGCGATGCAGTTGCAGTATGGTGACGATACATCTGCTGTGGATGGGAAACTGCTGGATATGGGACTGTCCGACAAAAAAGAGAGTAAAGAGAAGCAGCGCGAACAAGGCTTCAGCGAGATAGATAACACCTCATCTTTTGCCCGTAAGAATGACATCCTGCGAGCCATGTACGATGCCGACCTGATAACTTACGAAGAGTACCAGGAAGAAAAGAGCCGTATTGCGCAAGAGCAGGAACAGTGGCGCGAAGATGTGGCGAAGGCTGCATTCGACACCATCGGGCAGGCTGCCGCTGCTGCCGGTCAGGTAGTCAGTGCCTTGCAGGATGCAGAGATTAGCAAAGTCACACGGAAGTATGACAAGCAAATCAAGGCGGCGAAAAAGGCGGGTAAGGACACGACCAAACTTGAAGAAGAAAAAGAAGAGGCAATTAACCAGGTGAAGAAGAAGTATGCCGACAAGCAGTTTGCCGCCTCTGTTCTTCAGGTGACGGCGAGCACGGCGGTAGCGGCGATGGAGGCTTATAAAGCGATGGCAGGCATTCCGATTGTGGGTCCGGCGCTGGGGGCTGTCGCTGCCGCTGCCGCCATTGCCAGTGGTGCCGCCCAGATTGCCGTCGCCAAACAGCAGCGCGATGAAGCCAAAGGATTGAAGTCCGGCGGTTATTCAGATGACTATGTAGAGGGCTACACCAAAAACGGCAACCCAGATGATGTGGCGGGGGTGATTCCTGTTCATAAAAACGAGTTTGTCACCAACCACGAAGGGGTGGCGAACCCGCATGTCCGCCAGTTCCTCGATGTCTTCGACGTGGCGCAGCGGAACGGCACGATACGGATGCTCAACACCACGCAGATATTGGAGCAGGTGCGCACCCGCAGCGGCAAGTATGCGGGCGGCTACAGCGAAACCGATGCCGCCGCAGCCGGAGGTTCCTCTTCCATCGGCGGCACAGTCTCTTCATTTTCCCCGGAAACCCGCCTGCAGATTGTGCGGTTATTGATACGCAACAACGAACTGCTGGAGGTGCTCACCCAAAAAGAACTGGCGTTTGACCCCCGCAAGGTTCGGGATGGCATCAAACGGATAGAGACATTGGAAAGCAATGTCAGCCGATAGCTGTCCTTTTTTACTGCTCCCCGTACCACTAATTTTGCCATATGAAAGTATTTGAGGCTATCAACCAGATGCGTGAACTGTCGGGGCGTGGAGAATCTTTCTCCTTCTCCTTCATGAGCTACAGCTACGAGCGGCGCAAGAGCAACGGCGTGGTGCATGTAGAGCGTGCCCGCCTGCGCAAGCAGTGTACGAAGGAGCAGAACCGTTTCGCCGACTACATGCTGAACTTTTACAACTTGGATACTTGCGAGGATGGCCGCTGCTGGCAACCGCTGCTGTTGGAGTTTAACGGAATGGATTTAGAATTGAGCTGATTGATGGATTACAACTTTGAAAACATAGTGCCTTGGAACGGTGCCAACGATACCGGTCGCGATGTCCGTATGAAGTGGAAACGTAACTTCGAGCGGGTCAAAGCGAATCTGGAGGAGTTGGAGAAAGCGGATATAGATGCTATAAAGATTATCATGGAAGAGGCAAAGAAAATCTTCCTCCGCAAAGACCAACCCGACGGCACCCCATACGGCATGACCTTCGGCGATTGGGTCAAGTTCGGCGAGTTCATCACCGGCATAGCAGGCGGCTACATTGACAAGGATGGCAAGCTGGAGATGGAAGAGGGAGTGTTTCGC